GCTCTTGATGCCGACGGTCAACCCCTGATAACGGAAGCCGGACGTGAGGTCAGCAAGGGCGAGCGCGACGGTATCGTAAGGCCCGTATTTGGCGTCCAGAGCGGTTGGCGATCCAATCAGAACGCCTGTTGCGAGTGTGATTCCAGATGGCATTAGAGCGTGTTCCTCAGTTCTAAAGTTGTGGCCGAGTCAGTCAGCGGATTTTTGCTTACGTGAACCTTAAAATTGCGCGTCCAACGCGGCGATGTTGACGCTTGAGCAACGCTGTTTTGAGTCTCTTCAGTCTTAAATGGCCCGGTAATCGGACCGCTGTTAAGGGCCGACACGAAAAAAGCAGTCTTGCTAGTTAGGTCAGAGTCGTGCGCTACGCCTACAAACTGGTTGCTCACGTTGTAGGGGACAGACAGGGTGCCGTCAGCACTCGCTACCACCTTCGCAATAGTTGCGGAAGCATGAATGTTTGTAGCTGCTCCAGAGGTGCCGTTACCAAGAGCCGTGATCGCAGCACCAAACTGGGCCGCAGTAAACGTCACAGGAGACTTGATGTAATACCAAGGGTAGACGCCCGTGAACGCCGCAGTGCTGGCTGACACCGATCCGGCAGCACGGCTGACAGCTAGCGCAGTGCTAGCATTATTCTTGTTATCAAAATATGCACCAGTGCCTGCGTCATGAGCAATTGACACGCTCCATTGGTTTGATCCAAGAACTACTGCTATAGATCCGAGCGAAGGGTTGGAAGTCGAAGCAATGCCGGTGCCCGTGTACGTAAAAGTAGACGCTGCGCCTACAAGTTCGGGTCCCTGAGTACCATTGCCGTTGGTGATGCGGCCTCGATCGAAGGTGGCAGTTAGCGTTCTATCAGCCGAGCTGCCGACTTCTTGCACTCCGGTTGTTCCAGAAACCGACAAGGAGGCGGACTTGAGGGTAGATATAGAGGGTGGGACGGTCGGGAAAAGAATGGTGTCGAGAGCCGCTACAATAGTGCGGGTTTTCCAAGTGCTAGCTGGTTCGGCCACGGCTCCACCGACAGGGGTGCTCACAACAGAATTTCCAACCGCGCTAGCGTATAAAGAATTCGCGGCATCTGTTCCAGCGGGTCCTGCGGCTCCAGTAGCTCCAGTGTCACCTTTAACGCCCTGCGGCCCTTGCGGCCCAGTAGCTCCGGGGAGCCCTTGCGCTCCAGTGTCACCTTTAACGCCTTGCGGCCCTTGAGGCCCTGTAGCTCCTGCGGCTCCAGTAGCTCCTGCGGCTCCAGTAGCTCCTGCGGCTCCAGTAGCTCCTGCGGCTCCAGTAGCTCCTGCGTCACCTTTAACGCCCTGCGGCCCAGTAGCCCCTGGAAGCCCTTGAGGCCCTTGCGCTCCAGTGTCACCTTTAACGCCTTGCGGTCCTTGCGGCCCGGCAGGGCCTTGCGGTCCTTGAGGCCCAGCAGGGCCTTGCGGTCCTTGCGGCCCTCCGGCAGGGCCTTGCGGCCCAGCGGGACCTGTGGCGCCGATTTCTCCTCTAAGACCTTGCGGCCCTTGAGGCCCAGTTGCCCCTTGAGGCCCAGTAGCTCCAGCGTCACCTTTAATACCCTGCGCCCCTTGAGGCCCAGTTGCCCCTTGAGGCCCTTGAGGCCCAGTTGCCCCTTGAGGCCCTACCCCTTCGATGACTTCGACAACTTCTTTCGGAGCCTCGATGATCTCGATTACCTCGGCCATTAGCGCGTAACCTCCGGAGTGCAAACCGCCACGCCTTCGATTAAGCGCGTGACTTCGCTGTTTAAGACAAGCTCTAGGTCATAGACGTATCGGCCCGCAGGAAGGGCCTGCGTTTGTGCCTCGGTAAGCGACACCTTAATTGTCCCAAGCGCCCCTCCCAGAGCGATTCCCGACGTGTGCGTTAATGAAATAGCTGCGGTCGGAGCGTCGTAGCTGGTCCGGAGCTGCATACGCGCAGCCGCCCCCGTCAAGCTTACCGGGACGCCGCCGCGCTTGTAGACAAGATCCAACGACCAAGTCGTGCCTTGCGGAATTGTGATGTCGTGGGAGACCATCCGCTAATATACACCTACGCGCCCATGCCCGCCTTCACCGCGTCGAGAAAGTCCTCGTAGTCGGCTCCGCCTTCAGGAGAAACCGCAGGAGACGTTCCGCCGCCCGCGCCGGGGGTCGTTGCTGTGTATTTCTCTAAGGCAGACGACACCTCTTGATATTTCTCAAAAAGATTCGTGAGCTGCGTGTAGAGAAACGGCGCCGCTGCCGCCCGAAGCGCAAAGTCGGCGCGTTGCGGGATTTCAAGGCGATCAATATCGACGGATCGCGCAGTCTGCACGACGTTGTCGATCGCTCCGTTCCACGCGTCATCCCCTTCCCGCTTGCGGAAAAGAGGAACGTTGTCCTCGACCGATTTCCACACTGCGTCGATTGACGCGTTGTAGGTACGGCCCATTTCCTCTTGGGCCTTGGCGGCTTGCGCCTGACGATGCTCTTCGAGCTTCTGGTTGGCGAGCTTGGCGTTGCCGGCGATCCGAGTGCGGATCCCTTGAACTTTTCGAAATTCCTCGGCCAGCTCGTACAAACGGAAGCGGTCGAGGTCGTTCATCCCCGACGCAATGTCCACCAGCAACTCGGTCTGGCGCTCAGAGTCCGATTCGGCAAAAGCTGTGCGAAGATCCGCTTCGCGGACTTCGTACTTCTTCGCTGTTGCGGAGATTATGCCGTCGATTCGCCGCAACGGCTCGACTACGGCCTCTTTGTATTCCTGGGTGGCTTCGACGCGAGCAATTTCCAGTTCACGTTCCTGCGCGTCAATGCGATCCCGCATTGCCTTCAGTTCGGTCGGATCGGCCTCCCGGGGCTTGGATTCCAACGCAGCAAGCTTGGCTTCAAGCTCTTGGCGACGCGTCCGCTCTTCTTTCAGGGCGCGGCGTTGCTCCGCCCACTTGGTTTTAGCTCCAGGCGTAGGCGCAATGTCGTCGCCCGGAGGTTCTCCTAGATCGTCGTCTTTCGGAGTCGAAGCGGCCGGCTCGTCTTTCTTACCTTTGAGCGCGGCGACCAACGAATCAGCCGAAGGCCCCTTAATCTCTGGAGCCTTAGCAGCCTCGGCCGTCGGAGCCGGGGGCGTTGATGCCGGTGCGGCAGGAGTATCCGCTGCGGTTTCGGTCGCGGGGCTTTCGAAGGCTTCGCGCATAGCGCGAGCTGCATCGAAACTGAGTGAACCGCCAGCCTCTTCAGGCGACGGAGTGTTGTCGGCCGGAGCCGGAGCAGTGGTTTGGTTGTCCATAAAATTATTCTTCAACGAGTGACGGCATCAGATCTCGGGCCGACGGGGCTAGTCGGGCGGGCATCGCGAGTCGCTCAAGCGAGCGAAGCGCATGGAAATAGCCTTCGCGCCGAGCGTTCTGCATGGCGTTCCATTCCATAAAATTCAATCCAGGAGGAGTGGGCATCTCAAGCGGCTCGCCCAATTCCTTGAGGACGTCGATAGCCCGTTGAACGTGCGGTTCTTGTAAAGTCTGCGCCAGCGCAGGGCGGAACAGATCGTTTTTGCGGTATTCTTCGGCAGTCATTGAGTGGCTTGAAAGTGCATGGCATCCCGGGACCAGAACGCTCCGGCGGAAAGCCAACCCTCGCGGGCAAAGATTTCCATTACGTCGAAAGGCATCCGCGACTTGGTCGGCCAATGCGTAAGGTTTCCGTTCCGATTGGCATCGAGGTCTACAGCAGCGGCACGGGCATGAAGGCTCGGCAAGCTGCCGCCGCGCATCGAGCGGTTAGCGAAAGCTCCGAAAAATCGATTTACTCCCGCTTCCGTCCGGGCTTCGTCGGTCTTGTAGCGCTCCCCTAGAGCCTTGAGGATTCGCTCAAAGCTCGGCGCGAGCTTTTCGTGAACGGCAATCGTCTTCACAGTCGAGGGGCCGTTGTACAAAAACATCTTGTACGGCACCGGAACCGGCTCCAGCGGAACGTGTCCGGGACGCCCGTAAAAGTTGGTCAGCGCCGCTTGCGTAGTCTTAGGCCAAGGCTTTGACGCCGGCATCAGCCCGCGAAGATGTCGCTGGGCGGCTGCGACGGACTGGGGTCCCCAAAAGCCGTCAGGCTCAGTCCCGACGGTTTCCTGGATAATCTTGATCTGCGTTTGGTTCACCGGGTCGGCTTGACTACGCTTTTTCCGGTCGGCTCTACCGACACAGTCACTCGCTGGTTAAGGAAGTCGTAACCAAACCCAATCTTCGGGGTCACACATCCCGCGAGCAGGACCCCGCAAACGAGGATAAAAGCCCGTTTCACTTGCGCGAAAACTTGGCGATCACGTTGACGATCGCGCGCAGGGTTTTCTCCGGCTGCTCGCCTGGGATAAACTCAAAGACGGCAATCAGACCGACCATAACGGTGGTCAGGGCGCCAATGATTTCGAGCCAGTTCAGTCCGGAGACAAGAGTAAGGATTTCAGTGAGATTCATACATTTGCGGTGTGCAGGTTATTACCTATTCATCAGGTGTCGGAAGCTGTCAAATACCCAAGCGGACATTGCCGCTATGGCGGCGGCGACGCCGTAAATGGAGGACTTTGCCGTCTCTAGGTGCTTCAACCTTTCGTCGTGCTTATCGAAGACTTTGCCGAACCTCTCTTGGTTGTCCAAAATGAGGTCCACCTTAGTCTCCAGCCGCACAAGCCGCTGAGCGTCCAAGAAGTGGTCTGATTCTTTGCCGGCCATTTCATTCATAATAAACGCGGTTCACAACCGGTGCAACTAGACGAATGTCGGGTCGATGACTTGCCAGCCACGGCTGATTGCTTGCGTTTTACTGCTGTTGTACGTCGTGGTGTCTCCGGCGGTCGCGATAGTGCCGCTGAAATCCACAACATTGGAGTCTCCGGGTAGGCTCGAGGGGAAAGACCAAGTGCCCAACGTCCTCAGAATTCCAGCCAGAACCGTGACGCTGACGGCGCCCACGCTCTTTACCTGTACCCCGCTTCGACAAACAACTCCGACAGGAAACTGCGTCGCGAAGAAATCATAAAACACGCTGCTACCGAGAGAAGCTACATTTTCGACCGTAATCTCCTCCATCACAGAAACTCCAGAGCTATCTTTCCGTATCGGAGCTATAGCCAGCGTCAAAGCGCCGGCATTGCGTACCCGCAACGATGACATGTGTCCGCTGTAGCCGCGCCACGAGCCGTCAGAAAATGGCACCGCGTTAAAGAGTGTTCCGGTCACCGCGCTGTTGGACGAGAACTTCGAGAGTAATGGCGCCCCTCTAAAATCTGCCGTAGTTAGAAGGGGGCAGTTGTCCAAATAGACCTCACTCAAATGCGTCCACTGGTCACCCTCGTAGATAGCCATCTGCCCGCCGGTCAGCCCGTCTCCAGCAAATGGCTGTCCATTTATAGAGAGTACATTGCCGTCAAAAGTAAGCGGGGCGTCCCCGCCAGTCGGCTGCCATTTAGTGATGTCCGACACCCGATCAATGATCGACCATGAAGAAGATGCCGACAAGGAAGTATCTCGTACTGCTTTATGAATGAGATACGGTCGGCCGTTTACTGGAAACCGGCCCCCAGCGACGGGCCCCCCGAAAAACGTTAAATTCCGAAATACCACCACCGAGTTTTGCTTCAAACCGGACGTCAAATTAGCTTGTGTAAACTGATCAATATTAATGGCTTGAAAACCAACACCTCCTTTCTGTACCTCGATCCATTGATTACTTGTTATGAATGAGCGTGCAACGGCGGCAGAAGTAACCGATTGCAACGCCGCATTGTCGCGTAAATCTAACAGCCGAATCGACCGGCGCCCAGCGGTTGGAAAACTCGCTAACTGCGTGTTTCTTGCATACAATTTCTGAACTCCGGTGATGTGCCGAAATGCCATCGGCACGTTGGGGCCGTACGCATTATAAAACTGCCACCACTCACCGGTAATAGGGTCGCCGTCAGTATCAGCTTCCGGGTCGTAGTCATAGGTGCGGTTTCCGATGTACGTTTTAATTGTGTTTGCGGGGAGCACAAGCGACGTCAGCGGATTATCCGACACGTCAAGCTCTAGCAAAGGCGCGCCATACTGCACGTCGATTGTCTGTAAGTTGTTTCCGGATAAATCCAGTCTGAACAGCCGGTAGCCAGTAAATTGATCCGCCGGTAGAGGCAGCACAAAGGCCGGACCCAAATTATTGTCCGCGAGTTTAAGTATCTCAGTTTTACTTTCAATGCCGGTGCCTCCCAAATCAAAGGAGGTCAATAAGTTATTGCTTACATCGATTTCCCTAGGACGATAGCCGCCGAACACCCCTCCAGGAAACGCCAAAGACGTAAGTCCTTGGGTAGCGGAATCAGGGTATTGATTTGAAAGATTGAGTACGTCGCTCGGAAATAAGTGAGTGAACGTGGCAGTGTTTATTTTATTGTTTGCGGCTTTGTACGACTCTGCTACCCCATAATTACTGAAGGTCGCTGTGGTTAGCTGATTAAACGAAAGGTCTACGCGTCGCAGATATCTCGTGGTCGGCGGTATCGAGCCAAATGTCGTCCCATACAGACTAGGTCGCCGTTGGGATATCATCGACAAGTCGATGCCGCATCTATCTACCTTAAAGGTCGCGTCCGTCAGGAAGTTTGATTGAACGTCTAGGTCTATAAGATCCGCGCAATCCTCAATATTAAGATACGTTAGCCGATTAAACGATAAGTCTAATATGTAAATTGGGGTGTTCGGCGCTGAAAACTCGCTTAAGCCTAAATTGCTCAGCATTAAATGGCGTTTGACTTCGGTCACCATCCCGACGCGCGCGAGCAAAGGATTGTTCGGGGTGTTCCGGTAAAGCCAGCGCTCAGTTACGGGTCGCCCAAAAAAGTCGGTTCGAAGCTCTGACGCCAGCGCAGGGACGCCTACGGGATCATTGTTTTCGGCCAACGCAATCTCGAGATATTGCCTAGTACCAACATAATACGTCCCCTCGACGCCAGCCAGAGTAAACTTCATTCCGATAACTGGATCATCCGGCGGCGGCCACGTGTTTGGCATTCGCGTAAAATCAATGACTGTCGGCCTTACAGTCAAATATTGTCGGGTAGTACCCCAGTTCTGCGAAATATTTACTGTGTACGTGCCGTTGCCGCCCGTGCCGGTTCCTAGCGCGGTGATACGGGTGTCTTTCACTAGCTTGTTACCATAGTAAGTCCCTACAGGTAGCTCCACCCCGTCTGTTATGTTCATCCCGACTTGAAGAGGCACTGAGCCCGGTTCGTTTACAACATCGTCTACTGTCAGGGTTGTGCCGTTTATGTTTGCGCGAAACCGAGGAGGACGCGCAGTAACTACCGGGTTACCGAAATCGAAGTCAGGGTGCGGCAGCCAAGAGATCGGGTATTCTCCAAAGGTTCCGACTGACCTCAAAGTACAATAAGGGTACGTGAAATTACACAGTGGATGCTGGCATCTAAGAACCGACGGCGCGCCTTCGCAGAACTCAGGCTGATTCTGCACCGCGAGTAACGCGTAAAGTGCGTCTTTTTTTGTACCCAAAACAGCTTTGAAACCTGAGTCTGCTTCCGTCCACCCTTCGACAATAGACTCGTAGATGTCGCCCGGGAAAGCATCGGTTCGTTGCGGTAGGTTAAAGTATATTCGTCTGCCCGTTGGGAAAAACACGCGGTTTGTCGCTTCATCGTACGTGTATTCCGAAAACTGTTCGTCCAACGTCGCCCCCGACTGGCCGAACGCGCCTTCCCAATTTGGGATTTCTTTAATTGCGCCGAACGCAGGGTCCAAAACAAAATACGTATCGTCGCGAAAAACGCTTTGCCTTCCTTTGACGCTGCCTCGTATCGCAAACATTACGCCGCGATCCACTCGTCGTCACCAATCTTAATCAACGCCTGCGACGCTGAATTCCGAGTGTACGTTATGACTGTCGAGCTGCCCGCTTCAAGCGCAACCTCGCCGGGATCAGGAGACAGTATCAAAATTTGAGTTCCTATCGGAAACTTTACTGAGGCGCTCGGAACATAGACCGGCCCCCCCGCCGTAACCACTAGCCCGCCAGCATCTTCTAGTTGAAGCGTATAAGGGGCGTTACTGAATAGCCGCCTCACTCCGCACGACAACGGTGCGGCCCCTGCTTCTTGGGCCGAGGTGATGGGAAACAGCTCCCCGCTAAACGGGTTAAACTTGTACCCCGGGAGACTCATTGAATGCTTCGGTTAAGCGATTTAGGGATCGCGCGCAGATTGCTACGGCGATTCGACATGCCGTTCATGTGATGAACGTCTTTGCCGTCGCCCTTACGAACGTGGCCGAGCTTCTCCATCTTACGGCGAGCCTTGTTCCGCTGGCTGCGACGTTTGATTTGCTCCGGCTTCGCGTGGTAGTCGGCGTATTCTTTGGCGTAGTTTCGAGCGCTCATTGAGTTTCGGTAGGCACGATTTCGGGAACCGCCATGCGGCTCGCCATTTTAACCTTGGCCGCTGTCTCGGCGTCTTTCAGCGCCATCTTCTGGGACGTTTCGGCCTGTTTCAAAGCCATGGTCGCCTGATGCCGCTCGACATCCATTTGCAACTTGGCTTGGCGTTCCATCAATTCTTGACGGGCTTTCGGCGAAAGCTGTTCGGACTCGGCGAGCTTCTGCTCCATCGCGGCGATGCGAGCTTGCTCCGACTCGATCATTCGCTGCTGTTCGGCTTGCTGCGCCATCGCTTGCTTCTCGGCGGCGGCTTTAAGCTCGTCGGCCATGCGGTCGCGGGACGCGCCGAGCTGCTGGAGACGCTGGCGCATCATCGCGACTTGATCTTTGCGGACAAGATCGCTGCCGAGCCGCTGAACGTGCTCGGCCAGGTGCGGCAAGAACAAGTCCATCGCTTGCAGCGCGGCCATCGGGTCGGCCCCGTTGGAGATGCCCTCCTGCATTTGCTCTAGGGCCTGAAGATGTCGGCCAGCGTGAATGAAGTGGTTTTCTCCGTCGCTCACCGGCATCGGGCTGCCGCTCGACATCATGCCGTTCTCGATGACCGCAAGCTTGTCGTCCATAGGCGGACGCAAAGACGTTCCTGGAGCGGGCAAATACCGATCCACAACCTCCTGGCCGAAGCGGGCAGCGATCCTATCACGCAAGAGGTTGATCCGCCCGGCCTCGTCGAGGCTTCCGAAAATTGCCATTGTCTCCTCGATTGCGATTTGACGCATTCCGGGGGAGCCAAACCCAATCGCTCGGACAGGTTCAACGCTGCGCCAGCGGTAGATGGCTTCCTCGGGAACTCCGCGCTTGATGCAACGACGGCGGAAATCGACGGCCTCCCTGCCGCCGGGTTCGATGGCGGTGTATTTGCGACGGCTGAGTCGGCGGTAGACTTCCGTGAGCAACCGCTTCCACGGGTGGTAAAACAGATTGATCGACGCCGAGCTTAGGACCGCTTCTTGCTGAAGCTGCGCTCTAACCTCGTAGGCAGTCCGCGCTTGGCCGTCCGCGTTCATGGCGCGGGACTGATACCCGACAGTGCGGTTGGTCATGTTCTGCGTCAGGTCTTGCAGGACCGGCAGCATGTTGCGGCTGTAGTCTGGAATGGCCTTCTCTACAACTTTCAGCCCGGGAGGAAACAACGCATAAGGGCCGTAGTACGATAGGGTAAGATCTTCGAGTGCGCGGCTGCCCTGATCTCCGGGCTGCACAATTAAAGCCGAGCTTAACAGCGCACCATCGACCATGCCGCAGCGAAGGCGGTTCAGAAGCTGGATGTGCGGGTAGATCTTAAATCCAAGCCCGCGAATGCCATGATACGTTCCGTTACCGACGCCGTACGTAAAGGTGACAAAGCAGTTAACGGGAGAAGAAAAGCGATTGGCGCGGGTAAAGAGAAACTCTTCGTCCGGCTCGTCTTCGTCAATCGAACCCACGGGGTCGCGCAAGAACATCAAATGCGAGACTTTCCCCGAGAATTCCCGAACCCACATGTGGACTACGTCCACTTTCTTGGCGCGGCTGTTCGTATAGAGGAGGTCATTGTTCTTCAGCTCGACCTCCAGCTTTTCCCACTCGCCGACTTCGTAGTTCGTCCGTTCGTTGCAGGCCCTTAAAAGCGCGTGCCGGACCATCTTGACGTTCCAGCCTAACGAGGCGGCAACCTTGGGGTCGCGGATGTAATGATAAAGTTGATGGGCCTGATACTCGCGCTCCACTGTCGCGCATTCGATCTCGAACTCGTTGGCCTTTGTCCCACGGGGCATACGAAACTCGGAAAGCCCCGCCACTCTCCAACGCCAATCGACTTCGTCTTCAAAATACGTCACGCCAACCCCATGCGAAACGAACTGGTCGGCCAGCATTTGATGGGAAAATTCAAACTCCGGCCATTCTTTAAGCGTCCGGTGAAACTCTTCCGAGATGACGCGCTCCCACTCGACCCGCTGCTCGGCCGTTCCGTAATCCAAAGACACTCGGGCCAGCGAATCAACCGACGCCGTCAGATCGTAGTATCCGGCCAAGGCTTGCTCTTTGAGCGCCGCTGCCTCGCCAAAATCCAAGTTTGTTCTCTCGCCTTGACCCATCTCCGTCAGGTCGTCCTGGTTGAATGGGGGCGAACCATTGAACATCGAGTCGATCAACGCCCGGTTCTGGGAGCTTCCGGCGTCGGAATCCTTCAAGGCCTTATAAATGGAGCGGGCTGCGTCAACAGTCGTGACGCGCATTTTCGGCGGCTTGCCTGATTCGTTCAGCCCCGCCAGTTCAAGTGGTTGCAATCCGGATTCCATGGGTGGTCAGGTTATTATAGCTTAGGGCGAAGAAATGTCACCCGGCGGACTCCGCTGGAGCGAAAAACCCGGAACGATTGACGTTCGACCGAAGGGTTGCGGAGCATTCGCTGATACAGCCCCGAGCTTGCGAAGTCGCGATGGCTTTTCCATCCCTCTCGGCGGAGCGCCTCTTCATTGACGCCTTCAGATTCAGCCTCTATCGCCGCCCACGCCGAGTCGTAAAGATCAGACGCGGAGGGCTTTGCTTTCTTCTGGATCATAGGTCAAAAGTTTTACCGCAGGGAGGCTGTTCGCCGGAAGATTACGCCAATCGAGAATGCCGACCGACGGGCGGCACAAGCTATCGCCGACGACTTTGTGTCCGTAGCGGGTCAGCATTTGCCACGCGCCGGTCACGAGGAAGAGCGCGTGAGCGTCCGAGTAGTAACCGCCGCAATGGCGATGTCCTCTCAAGAACACCCGGGGCAGCCGATGGCCGGAGCGCGCGTAGTTCAAACGAGCGTTTCCCATCGTAATGCTCATGGCCCCCGCTTCGAGATACGCCCGTGCGCTGGTCGGCATGTGGTGCGCTACGTCGATCAGCGTTCCGTTGAGTTCAAGCAGCGCTTTGTCGCCGCAGAACTGGCCGCCGCACTCTTGCGCGATATACTCTTCCCAGTCGCCGGTATGACATTCAGTTCCGGCAATGAAGTAGCGCTTTGCGGCTACTTTCGCCAGCGGAAGCAACGCTTGGATTGCCGCGCTGCTGTGGTCTTTCATCTTGGCGGCGACGACTTCCTGAGTCCCGTGGTGCCGACCTTCGATGCAATCTCCGTTGACGATCAGCGCCCAGGGCGCCCCTTTGAAGTGTTCAAAGATCCGTGTCTGCATGTCGGTCCAACACGACCACAACCACTGCTGATGAAGGTTATCGCCTAAGTTGACGGTGTTGCCGTAACTGACTTTGGCGCCGTCAGGCCAGAGCCCGACAGAAGAACCGCAATGTAAATCAGATACGACAACTACTCCTGCTACTTCGGCTGACGCCGGTTTCGGTCGTTTACGCATGAGGTTAGTCGGTTATGATAAACGCTAAAATCGGGAAAGCAAACTAGGGTTCCGTGACGGGGTAAACTTTGTCATCGTCCGTTTCCACCGGGTTTCACGCCCGCCAGTCCCAGAGTTACCATCCTGGGGCGCCCGAATACCAAACCGCTCACGGACAACTTCGAGCAAAACAAATGACGCATCCGCTATGTCAGGAGACCGCCCCGTCCTAGATTTCATGTCAACTTTGCTCTCAACGATTACTTTCATCGCCCCGCTCTTGCGCGTGTCGTAGTGGCGGCTCGTCATCTCTCGGGCCAAGTCCGGCCCGATACCGCGAATCTGCCCGTTCTGGAGGTACTCCTTAGCCCCGAACCACAGCTCGGTCACCCGGTTGGAGTATTTCTCGTTGGCTTTGGTCGAGTCGTACGAGGACAGCGCTCGCTCCGAAGGCGCCCCGCCGAAGTGAACCCGCATGAACTCATTGTTCCCCGCCACCGACGCGAGCGCGTCGCAGAACGGGACACCGCCGCCCGTCACGTCCACGCCGACGTTGTACCAAGGGATGTTGTGTTGGATGACAATGTCTCGGATCTTTCGGGCAATCTGCATGGTGCGCGGCTCGGGGCTGGATACCTCGTCCTCCAGATAGTGGAACTCGTCGAATGACACTTGATCGAATCCTTCCTTCCCGACCCCGTAAGACCCAAGGTAGATGACGCACCGGTCGCCGCCGGAAACAAACGACGGGTCAATGCCGACTACACGCTGCGGAGTTTTCAACCAAACTGGCGGTTGGTCGCCTTTGAACCGAATGATCTCGGTCTCGGAATAGATGGCCTTCGACGCTGCCTGGGGCGCCCAAAAGCCCCGATAATCCCTCCAAAACAACGGCGAGTCCTCCCCCAACCGCGCGCGGGCCTCGTCGATCTTTTCAAATTTCTGGATCGGCCACTTGTTTTCCCCGATCAAGTAATTCGGATTTTTAAGCGCGTCAAAGTGCAGACACACGCCGCCGATCTTAGTCTCCCAGCGGCCGGTATCCACGTTGATGGCCCCCCACCCGTCTTTCGGCTCCACGAACTTGCCGAACGGATCGTAATAGCTCGTCGGGTTTGAGGCGGCGCAGATGTGCAAGACAGGGTTGTTCGCCATGTTCGACAAGGCGGTGTCGATCAAGGCATGACTCAACTCAGACAACTCGTCGGCCGCCAAGTAGACCCGGAGTGCTTTCATGCCTCTCATTTTGCCGGTCACTTCATTGCTTTTGCGGGCTTCGGCGGGAATCAGGTAAACGCCGGATTGTTCCTGCCTTTGGCCGTTTTTCATCACGTAGATCGCCGGAGTCGGCGTATCCGCAAGCTTGGCTGGGGCGACATCCTTGATCGCGGGCCAATACCGCTGCACGGCCCCCCAAACTCTTTTCTTGGCGTCGCGGATCGAAGTCGAGGTCAGCAGGCCCAACGTGTGGTACGGCGCCGAGAGCCAATTCAACAAGACCCAGACGGCCATGAAATCCGACTTGCCAGACGATCCGCAACCGGCGAAACCGACGTAACGATTATGGCAGCACTCGTGCAACATCGATTCGGCCCAAGGGTGCCAAATGAAGTTCTCGGTCTTGTGGTTCCAAAAGATTTTGGCCGCACGTTTGAAGTGCTCTTCGCGGCCCAACCAATCGGGCGAGCGACCGCCCTCGCGGTACATAAAAAGCTCGATGGCCCAATCGGCATACTCCGGCGGGAAAATGAATCCGTAGCGGCGGATCGCCGTCGAAGGAACGAGTTTTGCGTCGCTAATGAGACAGGGTTTGAAAATCATAAGTCTTTTGTGCCAAAATCCTTGTCACAGCCCGGCACAGGCCGATTTGATAACGGCGCAAGGCGCTGGTACTCTGAAGGTTTACGCATTTGTGCAATCAACTTCGAATCCCGTGCGCGCTGCCCCATTTTCAAATTCGTAAGTCACTCGACTTACTCTGTTAATCGGAAAGTTATGCAACATTTGTTGTGAACCTTTGTGCAAGGTTATGAATAATTTTGAACGACTTGGCACAAACTTACGTCAAAAAACACATGACCGAATCAACCCTTATTGAGACCGAACCCGGCGTTCACGAACTCCAACTGAACGGATCGCGGGTCAAAATTCGCGAAACCAAAAACGGCAACTACAAGTTTTTCCGGCTCGACTGGAAAGTCGGTAGCCGCGCATTCCGCCGCGCCTTTTCCTCCTCCGAAAAAGCCATCGACGAGGCCGAGCGCATTGTACGGGATCTTGCCCGGGCCGAAGGGGAAAAAACAACCGTGCGTAGCGAGGATATCGTCTACTACCGCGAATGCGCCCGAAAGCTTGGCGGCGTTCCCCTGCACGAAGCCGTCGAGTTCTACTGCAAGTTCCATCGGGTCGGGGCTCCCCGCAAAACCATCGCCGATCTCGCCCAAGAACTCGAAGTCGCCACCCGCGCCCGCGAGGCATCCCGGCGGCATCTCGAAACAATCATTCATCTCAACAAGGTATGGACAAAATGGACGGGCGCAATGACGCCCTCCGAAATTACCCCCGCGCTCATCGAGCGAAAGTTCTCCGAAAGCGACTACTCGGCCCACACGAAAAAGAATTTGCTACGGGGTTACCGGGCCCTGGAGCTGTTCGCGATCCGCCAAAAATATCTGCCGCGTGAATTCGAGAGCGTAGCCGAGCGGGTGACCATACCCAAAACGCGCAACGCCACGCCAGCCGTGTTCACTCCGGAAGATCTGATGCGGCTCTTCGTTGCCGCGCAGCCGAAACATTTGTCCTACATCGCCATGATGGCGTTTGCTGGCGCCCGCCGGGCGGAGTTCGAGCGCATGACCCGCGACCACATTTCGCTCGATGACAAAGTCGCCATCATCAATGCGGAAATTGCCAAGAAGGGTTCCCGGCGCGTTTTGGAATTACCGGAAAACCTTTGCGAGTGGCTGCGCGTGGCCGAACTTCCCGAGAAGGGTCTCCTCACGTCACGCAAAAGCATCGAGCGGCTTTCGTCCAATAAAGCAGCGCTGAAAGAAGTGGGCCTGGACGCCTCAAAGTGGGAGCAGAACGTGCTCCGCCACTCCTTTTGCTCCTACCACTTGGCCTTACACCGCAACGCGGCCACCACTTCAGAGCAGGCCGGCAACTCACCTCAAATGCTCCGCGAGCACTACAAATCACTCGTGACCCCCGCCGCCGCCAAAGAATGGTTTGACATAACCCCCGCCAAGGTGATGCAATTCGCAACTGAGCGTCACCTTGCAGGGTTAATAAAATGGACTTGCCACAAGAAAGGAGCTGTGACAATTTCGTAACAACCTTGAACCCCCAATCAAGAAAGGAAAAACACAACATGCCCAATCAACTGAAACCAGGAACGCGCCGTCTCTCCTATGTCGAGACGCGCCAAGCAGCCAAAGCTTTGGATATCTTAGCTGCGGCCAAAAGCACCAACGTATCGGCCCTCATTCGTGAGGCCACCGAGGAGTACCTAAAAAAGGTAGATAAAGACAACTCCGTCCGGAAACTCGCCCTGCAAATCGTGAAAGAACTTCCCGACGACGCGGAAGAACGAGCGGAAGCGGATCTAGACCCGAAAACCATGGAGGCACTCACCGCCGTGATGAAACACATTCGGCGTTGACCGGCACTATCAGAACGTTAATATCCGTCTGCTTCCTACGTCCTAACCTCACCACCTAAACCAAATTAAACCTAAATATACCAGAAGTCATGGTCATTCACCTCACCTACGCCCAAGAAGAGGCACTCAAACGCCTATCGAACCAAGTCAACCTCCCTCCGGGGAAAATCGCCGAGTTATTTGTGCAGGACGGGATTTCGTCGTATGCTTATACCAACGATGGACACACCTCTCTGCGCGAATCCCTTGCCGAGTCTTCAGAAGCTTCGCAACCCGAAGCTGATCCGGAGCTTTGCCAGCGACGCTGAATTAGAAGACGCACTCATCAAGGCTGCGGAGGCTACCGGCTACTCCATGAGCGAAATTATCCGGCAAGCTCTCCGCAGCTCTTTGATTAAGCAAGGTTCTTAACCGCGCAACCCGTGACAATCATCAGCCTTACCTGGTGTTTGCTGCTCATGCTCGTAGTCGTTGCCTGTATCGACAGCGACGAACCGCCCTACTTATGACAATGACAATCGAATGCTCGGCTTTCACCGCGACACCGATCGCCGAAGGCCGCATTAAGTTGGAAATCCAATCGGCCGCCGCGCCGCGCAAAGACGTCTACACCGCAGGGGAAGCCGTTGCTCGCCTAAGCGAGATCTTCGGCAAACCCCTTCACCGCAATTCGCTGGCCTACTGGCGAAAACAAGGACTCCCGTGCGTCAAGCTCGGGGAGAAAAAGATCATGTACTCCGAGGACGACCTTGTGCGCTGGGCCCAAGGCCGCATTACTTCAGCGATCCCGTGAATAGCCGCCAAAAAGGTAAGCGGGTCGAACGACTCTGGAGGGATCAACTCCGGGAGGCCGGTTTTCTCAAAGCCTACCGAGGACAACAATACTGCGGCGCAGCGGGTGACGCTGACGTGGTTTGTCCCGAGTTACCGGGCTTTCACTTCGAGGTCAAAGGCGTTCAGAACCTGAACGTCCTCGTTGCGATGAAACAAGCGATCAGCGACTGCGGAAAAAAGATTCCGGTCCTGGCGCATAAGAAAAACAACGAACCTTGGCTCGTGACCATGCTCGCTGATGACTGGCTGCCCTTAGTTAAAGAGACTGACCGAGTTAGTCTGTCGGAAACTCCCGAATCGGCTCACGATAATCCGTGAAATATGTGGTGTCGTTTTCTCGTCGAATCGCCCCGAACCCCTCGTAGCCGTTGGGGCCGTAAATTTGAACGTACTCAGGGTCAGACGCCAGCGCGGGCGCGAGAAAAAGCATAAAGATCACGAATTTCATACAAGTAATAGACTTAAGCGATACCCCCGCGTTCAAAATGACTCCCGAGCAAGTACGAGCCCTCTACGACCAAAGATACGCCGAAACATACGATGCGACATTCCGGGAGGGATCAACGGCGTCACCCCTGACCAAACACGAAAGATCGATCCTCAAGCTACTGCTCGACAAAGGAGGGCCGTGGCTAGACGTCGGATGCGGCACCGGCTATTTTCTAAAGCAGTTCCCCCACATCGAGCGGACAGGGTTAGACTTGTCGCCCGCCATGTTGCGGATCGCCCAAAAAGCCAACCCTTCGGCAACGCTAGTCGGAGGGAACTTTCTGGAGCCGCACCCACAATGGAACGGAAAATTCCGGGTGGTAACATGTATGTGGTATGCCTACACCCTAGTAGACTCCATCCGTGACGTCGAAGTCGCGATAAACAACATGGCCGACTGGACCTCTACGGACGGATTTCTGTTCGTTCCAGTTTGCGATCCACACTCTTTTGTGGGCGAGTTTCCAGACAGCCAACCGTGGTGGGACGCCAAATCGTCAGTCCGAGTAACCGGCGTCACATGGAATTTTGAACAGCCCGGCAAGAACCACGTTCACTTAGTTAGCCCGACTACCGAGGTCATGCGGGAGATGCTCTCCAGACGTTTCCATAGTGTGACCAAGATCTCATATGAGACCGTCGCGTTTCTCGCTAAACACAAACGATGAAGCTCTTCCCCTACCAAAAAGAAGCCGTAGAGCGGCACCTCAAGATCCTCGACTCAGTCGGCGCTTCCTTAGACGGAACCGGCTGCGGAGGCGGGAAAACTGTTATCGCCAGCGCGGTGGCGGCCAAGTATGCGTTGAAAACCTGCGTGGTCTGCCCGAAGAGCGTCATCGCCAAGTGGGAAGACACGCTCGCGGCGTTCGGGGTCAAGCCCCTCTTTGTTCTCAACCCCGAAAAGTTGCGGAACGGGAACACCCCCTGGGTAAAAAAGATCCCGAGCGGGGGTAAAAAGACAAAGTTCGAGTGGAATATACCCGAGCGGTGTCTTTTGATTTTCGACGAGGCGCACGTCTGCGGCTCGGCGACGTCCCAGAACGGAAAACTCCTTGAGTCCGCCGCTGACCATTGCGTTCTCATGCTCTCGGCGACCGCTGCCGAGTCCCCTCTCCGCATGAAAGCCATCGGAGTCCAGCTCCGTCTCTTTACGCCCGGCTACTACTGGAAATGGGTCCGCGAACAAGGAGCGGTCGAGTCTCGATGGGGCGGACTAGAGTGGGATCCTAAGCGCGCTGAAAACAAAGAGAAAATGGAACGCCTCCATCATTCGATATACGCGAATAGAGGATACCGCGTCCCGGAGGCAGTCCTGCGCGAGCAGCTCCCAGAGCTGATGATTACCGACGAACAACTATGGCTTTCCACAACCGACAAAAATGAAGTCAAAAAACTCTACGACGAAATGGCCGACCCCGAAGATCCAGGAGCGGTCAAAAACCTCCGGCAGCGTCAAGCCATCGAGAAAATCAAAGTCCCCTACCTCGTGGAGAGGGCGAAAGAAATCGTGGACGCCGGAGGATCAGCCGTCGTCTTCCTCAATTTCCACGAATCCATCGACGCCGCCCGCGTCCATTTCGACCAAGGCTGCGTCATCGACGGACGCGAAAGCGCGGAACAGCGGCTCGAAACGCGCCGCCGGTTTCAAGCAAACGAACTGCGGACGATCATCGTCCAAATCGCGGCCGGTGGACAAAGCATCGATCTACACGACACAAGTGGTTCGTTCCCTCGCGTGGCTTTGCTGTGCCCCCAATTCAGCGGAGTTGTGGAAGAGCAGGCTATTGGACGGATCGCCCGAGTGGGGGCCCGGTCGAGGGCTCTCGTTATCCGACTGTTTGCCCCCGGAAGCGTAGAAGCGGCCGCCGCCAAACTCAGCGCCGAAAAACGCGAAAACTTAGAAATTTTGAATGAGGGCAAGAAAAGTTTGAACGAATCCGCCAGTCCCGAAGTCTCTTCTTCCATGTCCGGGTTATCAACCTCACAACCTGCGGCCGATGCGCCCGAAATTCTTCCCGCTCACAGCGAGCATTCACCTTCATCCCTAAAACTCAAAGCTATATGCCCAGGATTCCGAAACGACCAAACCAGAGACAAATCAGCAGCCGACCGAGGGACCCTCGGCCACAAAGCGGTGGAGCTGGAAAACCTCGACGTGGTCCCACCGGACGATTCACGTCTGCGCGAAGCTGCGGAAATGTGCCTGAAGTATCTCTCCCTGCTGCGGAAAAAGGTCGGCCCAAGCGCAAAGGAAATTCGCGAAGAAAGGTACTCGATGCTGGATCAGTTTGGTCATATCGACCATCTGTTCCTGAACGGGCCGCAAGCCCACTTGATCGACTACAAGTTTGCGTTCAGCGCCTACGAAGCGGACTCACCTCAATTTTGGGCCTATTGTCTCGGCGTTTGGGATAAACATCCCGAGGTCGAGGAAATCACCGCCCACGTAGTTTTACCATTTCAAGGGGTTATCGACGTCGAGTCTTGGTCGCGGAAGTCCGACTATGAGCGGCTCTCGGCGCAAACCGCCGCGATCATCGAATCCGCTCGCCGCGATAACCCCGAGACTTACCAGACCGGCAGCCATTGCGCGTGGTGCGGGCAACGGGCCAAATGCCCGAAGCTCAACAACCTCGCGCTGGCCGTTGCCGCCCAATACCAACCCGAAGCGCTGGAACTTCCGGCCAAGTTCGACCCCGCACTGATCGACGATCCCGAGGTCATTGCCGTCGCCAAAAAACTCGGCCCGATCTTGAAGGCGTGGGCCGAGAAAGTCGATCAACGTGCGCTCGAAATGCGCTTGGTCGAGGGCATCGAGATTCCCGGCTTCGAGTTGGCCGAGCGGTCGGCTCCTTTCAAAATCACGGACGCGCAGGCCGCATGGGAAGTGGTCAAAGATCACATGACGCCCGAAGCCTTCGCTGGGTGCGCGGAAGTAAAAATCGGAGCGCTGGAGAAGGCGTTCGTCCGCACCGCCAAGCGCGGCACCATCAAATCCGCCAAGGAGACTTTGCGCTGCGCCCTTCTGGACGCCAACGCAGCTCAGTCCGAAGGCACCAGCCAATACCTGAGGAAGAGCAAATGACGATGGGCGGGGATGGGACGCTGAAATTCCGAAGGATTGGAAAACTTTGAAGGGTTCTTAACCCAACAACCGAGGCAGCGGCACTGCCAAACAACAAACAAAACTAAACATCGTATGAGCAAAATATCGTTTGAAGACCTCGACAAAGCACCCGCTGAGTCGAACACCGAAACCGCAATCGCCGTGAAGCCGGACTTGGCCGTAGCCGTCCCGAGCATCGGCGAGCCAGCTAAAGGACTCTTGGGAGAGTGGACCGCGCAAGACACGCGCTTGCCCCGCTTGAACTTGGTCAACAAGAGCGGCGACCTCGCCAACACGTTTGTCCCAGGGACTTACGTCATAAACAAAGAGCACCAGCTCAATCAACTCTCGGCCGACTCCCGCGAGCGGAGCAACCCGATCAACGTCATCGTCGCGACGATGGCGAAACAGTACCAGGAAAACATTCCGTTCGATCAGCGCGAGTCCACTCCGGCTCGCCTCTTCAACAAAGCCTCCGAAGTCATGGCGGCCGCCGGATCAATCAGCCGCATGAGCGGCGAAGGGAAATTCTCCGAAATCGCGCACATCGAGCTTTTCCTCGAAGAGCCGGAGGGGTTGACCGAAGACGCCCAGGCGCTCTTCTACTACACGTTCGGGGGCAAAAAATACACCCGCGTCATGTGGACTGTCAGC